CACAGGCAAAAACCATGCAAAACACCCAACTCTTTATACAAACTTTAATCCACGCATTGCCGCCGGAATTCCGTGACCGCTATCTACGGAATATATTTTATTTGAGTTTGTACGATAGCGAATTTGGATCGTGATCTCCTATTGCACAGACACTTAAACGTGTGGTGACGGAAGAAAGGCCTCAGTATCACGAGGGATCGATACCCAGCATACTAAGGGTGCCTACTGCGCCTTCTATAGGGTCGACGGGTTGTGTGTGGGCCCCGCGTCCAGCATGGTGTACTGGCGGCTCCAGCGACAACAGAGTCGCCTAGCGTGGAGACATCCACACATATTCCTCACGCGAGACGAGAAATTCGGGAGAGTCCTCCAGCGATCGGACATACTGCAATACCGACGTCGGTGGGCAGCATATCAGGACCAGCCTCTCCCAGCAGAAGTACTCGTCTCCGCTACAGAGGATGAGAGGATCCTCCACCAGCATGACCGAAACTATCACCGCCATCGCGTCGATACGACGTTTGTGCCAACGCTCCTACTGGACGTACTTTCCAGCCAGCATGCACCACCTGACCCTGGGAACACGGGAATTCGTACTATCGGTGAGGTAGTTGCCCGTGTCATGCAGTTCGAGGATGGCTACGCACGGGAAGCACTTGATACCGAGCTCGCCGTCGGGCCATCGTCGCCTGTCACTCAGAGAGTTGTTGCTTTCCTCCGAACCCCGCTGGCACAGAACTGCCTTGGTGCAATCACCTGGTTCGAGTCTTGCATCGACCGGCACCCTGAGTGTTCCTTGTTCATTGCAGGCGCTATAGATCAGGACGAGAGGATAAGGTCTAAGGCAAGAGCCTCAACATCACACTACTTGCACTTGAGTCTGACGGCTAAGTGGACCCCACACCACTGCATTCTGGCGATCAAAGACTCCAAGTGGACTTTACCCTACGAAGCCTTCTTGGAGTGCCACGCGAAACTGTGTGACATGTTCAGCCTCCTCGTGTACTGCGAAGCGTCTGCTGGGGTATACCTGCCGGATGATGCCATGCCTACCCTGCAGCAAGCAGTGCGACTGATATGTGAATACCACGTCCTGGACCCGGGTAGTTTCTTCCAGGTCGTCAAGGCCTTGGAAGGACTCGGGATAGGTCAGCTGCTATCTCAGGTCGAGGAGTGGTCCGAACCAAACGATGAATTCCTACGCGAAACCCTGGCGGGCTTCCTCCCTCACAGTCATGGCTACCGGTTTGCCCAACGTTGGATCGCCCTCCTCCGCTCGCAACCTGTGGAGTTCCAGACAGAGCTCTCCTGCTTGTCGAAAATCAGCGGACACCCGTTCGTAGATACATCCGGTGGAGTGCGGAAAGTTCAGTCCAGAGCCCGTGCCCCTGCAGAGTTCGCACCCGGAACAGCCGATCGGCTAGCCGACCTGGCGAAGGCCCAGTTCTGCCGCGCCTACTACGCAAAGAGGCGACGGTGGCCGAAGATCAGTAGTCTTGAGGGGGTCCCAAACCACCTCAAGCAGATGATCGAGGGAAACAAACGGCCGGACGATGCAGCGATAGCCCGGATACATGGCTGTGCCCTCGTGGCCGAGGATTATCGGAACCTGGTCCTTGCACAGGAGGGGGTCGTGGCGTGCTACGAGAACCCGATCCCACTGCTTAAGGACCGGACAATCTCTCCTCGATTAGAAGAGATGGTAAGAGTACATATCATCCCGCTGCTTGCTAAAGCCCTGGCAGTTCCACATGGTCCCCGCGTCTCGCCGGCTGACAAGGCAAGGTCAACGTCACTGCTGTGCCATTTCATCACATCCACCATGGGGCAACTGGGATACGACGAGTTCTTACAGGCCTACCGACGTGAGGACCGGTTTGAGCTTCCGCTCGTGAAATCTGCACTCCTTCTGAAACTCGTCTCGAAGGAGCTGGAACTGAAATCAGATGATCCGAGGCAGTTCGCTGCGCAGACGGTTCCTGATCGCCATCGGCGTCAGGTGACGGAAGCGGCTGTCGGGACATTCCTGAAGGAGTTCTCGAACGAGCACACCATGACATCCTCCGAGATCAAACTACAGCAGCAGCTGTCAGCCCTGCGTCGATGGGGAAAGTCTCACCCCGATTCCACAACCCTGATCGTGTCGCTTGATGTACGTGCCTGGAACAACGGATTCAGGGCCTCACTGGTGGATACAGTGATGTCCAATACATTGGCAGCGTACTTCGGGGACCCACTGTTCGAGGCTGTGCACGCGGCTTATGAACATACGCACTTCTACTCTATTGAAGGGTCATCTTTTGTCGATTATTGGTTTGGCCAGGGTGGCGGGATTGAGGGCTTGAATCAGTACACCTGGGTATGGGTCTACCTAGTGATGAATCATTCAATATTCGAGAGGTGGGAGTACAAGTATACCTTCCTCTGTCATGGGGACGACTTCCGCGCCTACATCTCCATCCCGAACTCTGTAGTCGCAGCACGGGGGATGTTAGCTATCAAACAGGAGATAATCGCTGTGGTGAAACGAGGTCTGGCAGACTTCAACCTTGAGGTCAAGACCTATGATTCCTACGGGTCCTCCACATTCTCCTCCTTCAAGAAGATCCAATCAGTTGACTCTATCGTGTTACCCACTGCATTCCGGAAGATGATGAAGTGCCACTCGTCGATGGACATGGTGTTACCACTCCTGGACGCATACATAGGGACATGCTTCTCCACGGCACATGGCGGATGCTTTACTGCTCCTACAATGGTACCAGCCTATGCCACTGCGCTCATGTGGGCGTGCAAACACTTACTCAGCCATGGCCTATATGCGACTCTACCGCTATCAGTACTAGCAGCCCTACTGATAGTACCGGCAAACCTCGGAGGTTTTCCTACATTGTGCCCGGAGAATCTTGCGGTCAGAGCCTCGGCTGATCAAACGACAGATTTCATCAATCGCTACGAGTTCGCACGTCGGTGTGCTCCGGACCTTGCTCTCGTCTTCGAACGTTTTCTCTTCCAGCCGATGGGCGTGGTCGCGGCGGAAGGGTATTCAAAGGCCCCAGTATTACAACTACTGGATGACCCGTATGCATTTCCTATTTCTAGACCCACGCTCCCCCTAACACTTCTACGCTCCGACCTCGTGCCTCATATCCGTTCAATCACCCGCAACGAGCTCCTCCGAGAGATCCTCCAGGCTGCGGACCAACCATCGGACCCGGCAGTCGCAGACGCCTTGAGCCAGTCACCCGTATGGTCTGCCACCCTAGCCGCAGAGATCCACAGCCAGAGCCCACAAGCTCTGTTGACAGACTTCCTCACCAAGTTTGAGTCCGGAAGGTCCGTCCTGCAGCTCTTGCTGGCGGCAGGAACCAGGAAAAAGGTGATTGCCAAGACGTTCAGGCGCTGCATGCGGCAGGAGCAGAAGCTCCATCGGTGGAGGATTGAGGTAGCTACTGGTATGAAAGGGTTGTGTGACCCCCTTCGACGCGCAGTAGAAGAACTTCCTCTCGACTTCCGCCCTCGACATGCGCCACATCGTAGGTGCCCTGTCCGTATCCGGGATACTCTCGCCTCCACAGCATGGGGCCGTAAGATCGAGACCGCCGTTACCGCACCTCCCAGGCACCTAGTGTACATCAGGACGGCCCGAGATGTGGTGGCGAGCGGCCCGACTGCTGGACACTTCCTAGTCGACGTTCAATCGACAGAATCCCACCATGCGCTACGCTCACAGATGTATGAGCGCGGCCCTGGTGAGCCATATGTGGCAGGCGCTACATCATCGAGCACCCAACCCGGCTCCCTGATCTACCCGTCAGAGGATCCAGTGGCCCGACGCCTCGTGAACCTGGTCGTCCTCAAATCATGGGCTGACACCCCGCTACCAGCTCTGGATGGTAACGGCGACCGTACCGACTCACTATCCTCCCTGGCCTTGTACTACTTGCATGCGCTAGCTCCGTCGAGCACGGTGGAAACGCTGTGTCAGGCTGGGCCGTCTCGTCTACGTGGATGCCGCTTACATCATATCCATACAAGGGCAGGACGAAGCGATATCGCTATGAACTTGTCGTCAAGCTGGTTCTCAAAGATCTCTGTGAATACTGATGCGAATGCGGTCTATGCGCGCTCCGCCGCTCGCCATAACATCAACTACCTGCATGTCGTGTGCCACATTCGTACAACGCTCCTGACACGTCTCCTGTGGGGGTACGGTTCGGGCCCTGAGGACGGCACATATTTTGCCTCCACCGACCCGTGCGACCACTGCCATCAACCCTACGTGGAGCATCCCATGGAGTTCCCCACGGATCGACTACTAGCGCGTCCCTCCTGTATGGTCCAAAATCTGGCTGTTGTTCACCGTGAGCTCCTCCGACTGGAGGATGCGATCAAGTCATACCACCTAGAGCACGAACGTGTAGCCGACGATGTCGATGCTCAAGACCCTGGCCTTCAGCAGAGGGCCTGCGCGATCAAATGCCACCAGTTCACGGCTACTCAGAATCGTCATTATGCGGAGGTCCGCGATATCTTCGCGTCTACCACAGGGGTCCTGACTCACCGCGAGGTAGGGGAACTTGCACCGCTGTCACTTAGTGGTGCGCCCAATCTGTCACAACGTGACCTCCGGAAGATCCCAATCTCTGCTTTTGCCACAGAACTTGTCGTCTTGGCTGGGACGCTGTACGCGCGTGATGGGGCTCCCGGTCTGTCTATCAAGGATTGGTTCAGTTATGAGGCGTCAGCTATCTCACCGTCTCTTCTCCCGTGGTATCCAGTAATCAGCTATATCCATGAGAGTGGATTTGTGTCCGACTTCGTTGCCCAGCTAGCGGCGTTCTGCAGTCAGCCTGTACCGCCCACTGGGTGTCGTACGCCGGTGGACACTGTGCGAACTGTGACGCTCCTAGGGCCCGCCTTGGTAGAACACCCAACCAGGAAGGCGACCGTTCTCAACGTGGATGCGAACGTCTCCGAGCACGGTTTCATGGTGAGGTTGCGAGAGTGGTTGCTTGGACGCTGGGCGCATCATCACGCTCGGATGTGGTCTGTCGCATTTGAGGAGTATGACGAATCGTGCCCAGCTGTCCGCGATTACTTGGTGTGGAAGACTGTGTTCCGTCACTTGCATCTTCCAGAGAGCCTTGTGGCGCCGGCGCTCCGGGATCTCCGAGGTCCATGCCGTGCAACCACACTCCGCCTGTTTCCTCTCGAGCAGCATCACGGTCCCGACCCCGACCTCTCAGACCCAGAGTCGGTCGGTCTCCTTGGCACCAAGAGTGCATTGCAAGGGCTCGTACAGGACTGCGAATCATGGTGCGGCGACTCGGACTCAGAGACCCTCCTGCATTACGTACTGACCCAGATACCTCGCCTCGGGCTGCAGGCACTAGACACAGTACAGTGCGAGAGTCTATCTGGCGCGGAGGTCACGGCTGTCATCGAGGAAATGCCCATTGCGTATGCGCTAGATACAGAGGGTCCGTCCCGGGAGGTCACTAGCAGTGACTGGGTCCGCCTGTCTGAGGCCCAGCTACCTGAGTGTTGGAGATCTCTCCAACCTCATAAGCGACTTCGCTATGCGGATCTAGGCGCGGCCGAAGTGCGTACTGGCTTGATTACTCGTTCTCTTGTCCTCCACCCCGAGGTTTCGCTCCAGCACCCGTCGTTGTTAGAAGCAGAAGCATCCGAGGTTTTCACTGGGATGGGTTGGGCTCCCAGTTCCTCCCCGTTGTCCGCGGTAGTCATCGAGGATACAGGGGGGGCGATCACCCGATGGCTTCTACAGCGGTACCCTGCTATGACTGTAATCGTAGTTCTATGGCGGCAGAGCGCTAGCCTCGAGTTGCCTCTCACTCTCAGGACTCGAAGTGATGCAGCCGAGCGCGTCGTGACCCCGCTACAGGCCACTGGTCTAGATCGTATCGGACGACCGGGCTACCGAGAGGCGTTTCTACAGACGCACCCAGGACCCCACGCCCTGTTTGTTGTTGCTCAAGTTCCTGGAACAAACGGCGAGGATCGTCACAATGCACTCACATCTGTCTTAGGGTTGGCCAGTCAGACAGGGACCTCCAACTGTGCGTTGTGGGTGCGATTTCCGGACTCGATCCCCTCGTCGCTGCTAGGGGTGGTCACCGCCACCAGCACGGTGTTTCGGAAAGTGGCCGTCGTGTGCCCAGAATGCTGCCCAGGCTCCGGCCATTACGGCCTTGTTGGGCACGGGCTTCCGACAACCGCGATTGATCAGCCGGACATCCTACCGACCATTGCGATGCGACATCTAGAGGAAATCGATGCTGCATCTGTGGCACGTGATCAGCTGTACCGGGATCACGCACACTGTGCCGACGCGCTTCCCCTGACGCTGCCCGCAGAGTCTCATGGGGTCTGCTTGCCTCCGGAGCAGGCGCTATGTTCCTTCAAGGCCAACCTCCTTGATGCATTCGGGGTCACTATCGCGGCCACCAATGGACACGACGCAGTCCAAGAGGTCAGAGCAGCTATTAGGGGAGTCAGATCAGGTTTGTCCAGGTCTGCTCATACCCTCCGGGAAGCTCACCGGCGGACATGTGTTTGGGCGGGGCTCCGTCTATGCATGGACCTAGCTCAAGAGCTCCTGCCACATGACGGACTTACCACATTGCCATCCTCTTCCGTGTGTCGACAGTGCACCTATATCCGCCGGACTCTCGAACTCCACGGTTCCCGGGGATGGAACTCCGCAGTGACATGGTATGATCGCCCTGAGGTCACCGCGGTCCTTCCTGGAGAGATGTATCCAGCACACACGCTCGAACGATCCCCCGCGTGGACCCAAATGCGACACTCTGCTGTATGCTGCAGTTATTGGCTGACGTGGGCATGCAAGCGTCCTTAATCCAAAACTCCCGACCTCACGTACTCAATTATATTTTCAAAGTCGGAATATAGTTTCTTGAGTACCGTGGGCTTTAAGTTTGCGCGTGGATATCAATTCTTACCGCTTGCGTCTAGCGTTAAATCGAGCCAGTCAAGAGTGGAGTACAGTGACTCCTGCTTGTTACGACCGACCCCTGAGAGTAATGTGGTACGGGCTGTGCGTCATATCCTCCCTCTTCCTCTATCTCACCCTCGACCCTTCCCCCTTCGCGACTGGAATGCCTGTTGCCCCTTCTGTGGATCTTACAGCACAGCCTTGGGAAGGAGTTGGCATCCAGGCGTATGACTGCAGTAAACCGAAGCATGTCGCAACGCATTCGACCGTCGACGTGGGCTCCTGCGCTGGAGTCTCCCTCCTGTCTGACAACCCGTCCGATGAGGTAACGATTGTCCAGATCCCACGGCAAACAGAGGTGCCTGGATACCTATGCCGGATACGAGCTTACCTGTCTGTAGATTATTGTGGCTATTCGGCTCAGACTTCCCTGGTGCGGGAACGCCACCGAGTCTCGATCAGCCCGTCTAACTGTCTGAGACTAGTCCAAGGTCGTACTGTGCAGGTGTCCGAGTATGGCCGAGAGTTTGATCTGACAGGCGCTGTCGGAGAACTGACGCAGGGTTCTGCAGATATTGCGGGCGGGCGTGGAGATCCTAAGTATCCAGGGTGCTCTCGGGGATACATTTGGTACGGTGGGAAGGCCTTGAAATATCATGTGGCATGGATAGATTGGGAGCTCGAGATCATAAAAGTGGTGGCACAGCACAACCCGTCAACTTCCCTCGCAACCGTGGGAGGGGTGGAATACGCTGTGGCTGGTCAGCAAGACACTCTAGCTGGGACGTGGGTACCACTGAGGGAGCCTCCCTCCTTGTGTGAGGTCGTCAGACCGGTCTGGACTGGCTCTGGACGCAATGTAACAACCGAGGACCGATCAGTCTTGGTATTTAGTACACCTCGATTCCAAGTAGGGCTCGAGGTGGGCACTGATCGGGAACTCTGCGGTAGGCCTGTAAAAACTACTCAGCTGGGGAACATTGTGATCGCCAGCCCGTCTGCGTTCCTGGGGAACCGTACAGCCGACAGCCTCGGAGACGTCCTCACCCACATTGCGGTCCAGGCTTCGTACACATACTACGTCGGAAAGGCGGACGCATTGACATTAGCCTCTCGAGTAAGAAACGCGACCTGCTCCCTGGAGCGGAATATCATCCAGCTGCAGCTGCTAGCCGCCGTCCAGACTTCGGCAGTCTTGAGCCTCGATGAAGCCGAAACCCGGGGCCTCCTCGCCACGGATGCAGGAGAGGCGTACCACCTCTGGCGATGCGAGGCGACTCGAGTTCACGTCCGGGATTCCACTCGCTGCTATAAGGCCATCCCTGTCAGTTACAATGGCACGGACAGGTTTGTACTCCCGCGTTCAAGGAGGCTCGTGTCGGAGGCCGAGTTGGTACCCTGTTCAGACATGGCTCCGTTCTTGTTTAAGGAAAGTGGGCGGTGGTACAGCCTATCACCAGAGGTGCAGAGGCATCCCACCCCCGCGCTGGCTCGCCCCACCCTGTACGACCTCATCCATGCCGAGATGGGCCCAACCTGGAGGGAGGAAGGAATATACACTGAGGACCAGTATGGGCAGCTCACCGAACACCTGGAGTTCCCGCACACCCGCAACGCATTCGTGGCGGAGTATGCCAGTGGAGAGTCCCGGTTCCTACGTGCAGCCACCGAATGGACTCCCCTAGGTATATCAGGGTGGGCAGGTATCATCCTACGCCTCCTGTGTAACTGGTGGTGGGTTGTGGTCCTTGTTGGACTCCTAACCACTATCGTGCTCAATGGCCGTCGCCTTCACCACCACTACGGCCCCTCCTGGAAGTTACTCGCAGCCCCCCACGACGGAGCGACTCAGTATTTGGTCCACCCTTGGGGAGACCGGGTCCGAGCCGAGTCGGCGGCTGCGGTGTCATGCCCTGAAAGCGACGTGCCATTAGTGCCGATGGCCACAATCCGTCGTCCGTACGGAGGGAATTGATGTATGTAACCCATGTAGAGTAGAACTCGGAGTAGTTTAGATAACACCCTGACCTAACGCACATATGTTTTAAAAGTGTGTGTGTTAGAAAATTTTTGCTGCTCGTTGAACAAAGTATTGAACATTTCAGATCTCAAGATGTCGGAACCATCAACCGCCGCTCTAATGGCCGCTATGCTCTCGCAACTGAGGGAAACGGACTTAGGTGTCTCAAGCCCGATGAACTACGACGCCAACACCATCATGTCGGGTATTGCTCCACCGGCACTTCCAGAGGGGGTAGAACACCACCCAAATGTACCGCTTCCGGCAGTCGACCTGACTGAGGAGGAGATGCAATGGGCGGCCCGTATGGAACCATCCGTCGTGGCCGCTCGGATTGCTGCCAAGGCGGACGGACGACGTGGCGCTGCCTTGCACTCGTACCTGGCCACGGACACCCTCCTCACCACTCTGCAACCTGTGGAGCCAGGCAGGTTTGCAAGTGCTCCGGAGACGGCCCTGGTAGCCTACTACCTCGTCTCGAACATGGAGGCCACCCAGGCTTTGATGCCAACCTGGACTGCCCCTCAAGTGGCGACTTATGCCTTCTATGTCACCTTGGCAGGGCTCCATTCGGGTGATGACGAAGTCGGCAAGCTGGTAAAGCGCTTCTCCCAGGGACCACCAGCCAAGTTGGGCGAGCGGATGCGTCAGCGTGGGGCCGACATAGCCGGGGTAGAGATGCCCAGCCAGGACGCCGACCTGACGGTGGACGACAAGCTGAACCCAGCCGTTAAACCTCAGGTCCAAGCATTGGCCCGCGCCGCCATGTCATACGTGGCCATCGTTGTGACCCACCTTGGGAATGCCACTGAACATCGCATTCGCAAGTACAACCAGGCTCTACAGACCGCTGGACTTGCTCAGATCGTGACCACTTCTGATGCCATCCAATCGGCCTGGACGGTCACCCGCGCCTTGTCTGTAGGGGGCCGGATGGACATATGCGTCAGGGACTACGTGGTGGGCTACCTGTCCATGGACATTGAGAACCTGCAGAACTTCGCTCGTCAAGCATTGTTCCGTACCGTGAGCCCACTGATGGTCACTAGCTTCCTGATCGGGGCCTACCCGGACGTTGGCTGGCGGACGCTCCTGGGCATGTACCCTGGCGAAACGTCGGCGATGCTGGGAGCTGCTGAGCACATTCAGCGCTCGGGAGAAGATGCGGTGTATACCCGCTGTGCTGAGCTAGCTCAAGCACGATATGCGCACGTGGTAGCAGCCGCGGTGTGCCTGGGGAAGACGGTGTACCCATCGTTGATGCACCTCCGCGGAAAGTATCGCTCCGCGAAACTCTCCCCCCAGGTCCGCCAGTGGATCCACGACAATCGCGACCGCATCTCTGCTGGGAGCTACGGTGTGGTATCTGACGAAGTTGCAGACCACGCTGCGCATATCTTCAAGATGGTCAGCATGGCGGTGTCAATGGACATATAAATAGACATGTGTCTTTGTAGAAGTAGTATTCTGTAGCTAATGTCCCGGTTATCTTTTAAAAAGAAAGACCCTTGACCCCCGTTCCCAGACTTTCAGATCTCGCCTATTCGTTGCCGCCTCGCATTCAATCATGGAGACAAGCGGTGAAGAGGCTCCCCCTGCTGTGGTTGAATCTGATAGCTCCGGGACACGGGTCGCTCGGGTTGCCCGACGGAGCCTCCGGATCTCCCGGAAATCCCGTTCCAAGGTTGAGGACCAGACTCCGGTGCGGCCTCCAGGATCCACCGTTCCGACCCGCAAGCGTGACGTCGCCACCGAGTGGGAGAGGTCATTGGCCCGGCTGGACAGCCATGTCGACCGTATGCACCGGCTCCTCACTGAGCACGAGGAGGCTCTACGTGGGCTAGCGCGCACCGTCGAACAGGTGATGCGCACTCCAGCAGCGCCACGCGAAGCTGCCACGCCCTCGAAGCTCACTCCGTTCTGATCGGAGGAGATGCCGGTCTGAGGTGCGCTACCCCCGGCTCTGGTCTGACATCCTCGCCGCGGACGACAAACAGCCGAGAAGGGAAAATTAAAAATTAATTATAAGGCTTCCTTGAGTAGCTGTAGTTTGGATGTATGGTTAAAAATGAGTTTGGGGTTTCGCTGGTAATAGCCGCGCTACCCCCGGCTCTGGTCTG